AAACACGAGGCGATTCGGAATAAAGAGTAACGGTAGCGAGTTCTACGTGATACGACCTTGAAAAGACCTCGGGTTTATGGGGTCGACTGAAAAATGAAAAAGATTCGTCTGCATCGACCTGGAAGACCTCCAGGGTCTTCTCATATTCATTATACCTACCAAACCCGGTGTAGATATACCGGGTTTCGTATGTTTTACCTTTTTGCTTTGTGTATTCCTCGGGCACGTTAGGTGAGATCGAGATCTTCATTATTAGACTACAACCGTGTTTGCGAAAACGATATCGCGCAGGACGTCATCCTTCTCCGTCGCAGACTTCATGTGTCCAACAACCTCAACCAGCTGGTCGTAGATCGTCTTCCACTTTGCAGGGTCATTCAGGTACTTGGTCGTGCGAGTGCGGTGGTCAGGAAACGCCTCGAACAGCTCAGCCTCAAGTGCCCCAGACAACTCCATGTAGACTCTCATCTGAATCTCATCATAGAGCGGCACCTGTGGCCACCAGCGAGTGCGCGCCTTGGAATCAACGATTCGCTTGTGCTCGTCTACGTATCCATCCGTGCGACCGATCAGGCGCCATCCCTCGTAGATCTTGCGGAACGTGGTCGTGTTGCGGTCCTTGACCTCGACCTTGTGTTCGTCCTGGTAAGTATTGAGAATGCTGTTCTCATTGTTAAGTCCTCGCTTCTTCTGAACCGACCCACGAATCTCCTTTGCAACAAGTTCCTGAAGGTCATCGGACAGTTCAGAGTGACGAAACGACATAATCATCTTCGCCTTCTTTTCGACATCGTCGAGGATATCTGTGATATCTGTCTTGCCTACGCAGGCGGTGATCCCGCTTGCAATAAGGTCCTTTACCGGTTGAGTGTAGAGGACCTCATTCTTGACCTTGTAGAGCGGTTTACGGTGCTCATCTGACTCGATCTTTGCCATGCGGATCTTGGTTGGAAGGTGCTTTGCGAGGAGGTCATACATGACTTCTGCGGGTTGTTGGTAGGGGTTGAGTCCGATGAGTGCAGCGACCTTGGAAGCGGAGATTTCGGGATTGAAGTTTGCCATTGTAACGATGATATACAGTCCTTTATAGAAGTCGAATCCGTTTTAAGCAAAGCTCTGCTTCATACGCACAATCGCATCAATCCATCCAGGCATACCCTGAAGGACATTTGAAACAGCAACTGTGGTTCCCGACACAACCGATGCATCAAACGTAGTGCCCTCACAGACAATCACGATAGCTGCGAGGAGTAGATGCTGTTTAGACTTTGCTTCTGTAGGACTCCATCGCAGACAGTACATCTTGTAAAGGACTTCAATGACGGTCTTCGCGTTGAGTTGCGCCTGCTTTCGGACGGCGTCCCAGAAGATCCAGACTGGGTGTGCTCCGTGGGGTTCTGACACAAACTCATCAAAGCGGTTTGCAAAGATGAGGGGTTGCTTGGTTTGCTTTTTATGCTCTCGGCAATACGCAAACACCCAGGCCATCCAATACAGCGCCCTTGTCGCATCACGAACATCGGATCGTAAGCAATAGACAAATTCGTTGAGTGGAACTGCGACTGGCAACGGGTCAGCAGGTCGAAGAACGAGACGCCCATACAACTGGGACGGCGCTTTGAGATGCTCCTGAATGGTCTGAGGGTCAAAATCATGAAGGGGTTTGATTGTTGGAAGGGACGGCAATTTATTTTTGCGACACATGGACAGCGTAGCGGCAACCTCGCAGATGATCTGACGAACGTCTATGTTGTTGCGGATGTTTGTCATGTTGCTGATCGAAAAGGCGTGCTCCATCGGAGCATACCGTTCATATGCGTTCGCAAGGTAGAGAAACACGTTTGGGTTTGCACGGTTAATATGAAGTGCGGCAGCATCAAAGAACGTTGCCCAGAGACTATGAACAAGTCCAGAGCAAAGAAGTTCAAGAGACCAATAGCACGCGTAGTCTGCGTGACCGAGTTGCACGTTCTGAAGGAGAACCTTCACTACGTGGGATCGTGGGTGACCACAGAATGTTGTCTTTTGAAAATCTGAAACGGAGCGAGGATCTGAAACCTCCATTACTCTCATGTTGGCATAGAAGCGGGTTGGCTAAACGCAGCCCTACGACGCATGATATATCGAATCACAAGCACGATTCCAATAATCGTAGTAAGAACAATCAGCCAATTGAGAAGAGACTCATACCATGAAACGGTTTGTTCTGCCGCAGCAATCTGTTTGCGCTTATCCATGTTGATCTGGTTACGGATCTTGGAGATCTGTCTCTCAAACGCTGACACAGAATACCGCAGGTCATCTTCGACAGAAAGGATCTTGTCCTTCACACCCGTTACGACGTCAAGTGTTGACTTTTGTTGATTGATGTGGTCCTGGATATCTTGATAGCGTCGAACATAGCGTTCAATCGTAGGTTGTGCTTCAGCGTTTGCTATCCGCCGTTTCTCGTCATGTAGCCAGGTATCTCCTTTGACGAGGGTGTAATATGCAACACGGGCCTTTTCATATGCATCCGGTGATTGATCGCGAATGTTTTCGGCATCTTGCAATGCAGTGAATGCAGTGGTCACTCTGTTATGGGAGTCAATCTTACCATCTGAGATTGTCATTTCCTGGTTAAGTCGGTTAATCTCATTCTGATAAACTGACTTGTTTGGCAGGTCTACATAACTAGCCAGATTTCCCTGATACATCGGAACAGGGTTCAGTTGGACACTGATATTTGCATCTCCATTGTACACGCACTTGAGAACCCCTCCATCTGAAGACAGCTTGTAGGCATTTGGACACGGCGCGATACAAGCGTTTCCGCTAGGAGCCATCACAAACTCAGATGGACAGTTCATTATCTACTACTCAGATAGATTCCCACAGACGCTCCAACACACAAAGTGAGAAACATAACGTTTGTCGCGTAGGCAGGAGGAATAAGGACCAACTCAATCAATGCAATCAGAATGGTAAACAAAGCAGTCTGAACAACAGCCATGTTCGGAGGCTTGAGGATCTTCTCGCGTTCCTTCTTGACCGGATTAGGCTGAACGTGAGGACGTGGCATCTTTATGGTGTCTGAAACGTCCTTGATCTTCTTACTTGCGTCAGATACTGCACTGAAACCGGCATATTCAGTTTGGATACGATCGTGTTCGGCAACCGTGTTATCTCCCATTATTTAACGGTTGGGAATATAAGACTTGAAGGCACCGAGGATAGGCATAATGGTTGCAACATCACGACGGGCCTGCATACTGCGCCATCCGAGAAGGTTAGGGATTGCAGCCTGACCCTGAGACTGGTAAGGAGCAAGCGTAGAAGCCATGCGGATAAAGCGAGTGTGTTCTGATGCATCGCCAACCATTGCACGACGCACAGGAGGATTTACTTGACCATAGGGAGAAGTGGGCATTTTGTTTTAGGAACAAGAAGATAATGAGTATACCTGACGACTTCGCACGACTGCTCCAGATATACAAAGATAACTACGCTTCATTTCGCGTAACTGGAAACCTCTCTCAGAAAGCGATTTCTGATTCTGCACTTGACGCGATTCAACGGACAATCGAGAACGGAGAGACGGCACTGAACGCACAAACAGAAATGATCAATGACTTCACTGAAAAGTATACGAAGGACAACCCAGCCATTGTCAACCTTCATGCAAGAGCGAGGTCAATCAAAAAGGTAGGGCCCGCATTAGAGAACGAGTATACTGTTTCAAAGCAACGAAATGAGGCGCCTCAAGCTCAGCCTGTGACAGACACCCACATTTATCTAAAAGGAGCCATAGTTATTGGACTTATCATCATTGTTGGCATCGTTGGCGCTTTGTAACCACCCTTCCACATCAGAACAAAAAAGAACAAGACTGAAACAACCAATAGACCAACCCCATACCAGTAAAACGTAGCATAGAACTTCTCGTCCTCATGCACGCGTATTGTCTTGAGAGTCTCAACCTGGTCCTTTTGGTTTACGAGAACATTGTAGTCATTCTGCACCTTTACCAGCTTTCCAACTAGATCGTTACGAACCTGCTCAATGTGACCCGCATCTTCCTTTACCTTTGAAAGCTCTGTCAGCATCTCGTTGAGGATTCCAGATATTTCAAGGTTCTTTGCTTTTATGGCATCTACGTTAGGAGTCGGTGAGGCTAGTAACGTGTCGTATTCGCCTTTCCTCTGAACATAACTGCTTTCGAGTGCATCCATTATTACTCTGCCGCATTTACGTTTTCAACACAGTGGCGATAATACAGACTGCGACCCGCAGTATCTGAGTGACGAGTCACCTCGATGACATCTCCAGGAATAGCACCAATCCACTTGACCATTGTGTCCTGAGAATCGATCGCGGGTAAAGGATCGGCAGACGAGATCTTGTACAGTTCGAAGATCTTGTTCTTCTCTTCCTCAGACAGAATACGATGAGGCATTGCCATGCGGTGAGTCGTGATATCGAACTGCAACTGCCAGATGTGGAAGAACGTTAGGCGGTTCTTGGAGTGTGACTTGACCAATCGAAGAACATTATCTGAAGGCGCTGACATTGCTACAATCACGATTCCCGTGGTATGTCCGTTCTCTTCTGCGAATGTGATGATATTAGTGATGTCACCTGCAAGAACCTTATCCTTCTTGCTGAAGCAGACAAGAATGGTCCCGATGGTGTAGAGCTTGACCTTCTCCATCTTCTTGTTGTCGGTCGTGATCGATTCGGTTGCTGTATCCAACTTACGGCGCTCAAACATGGTTCGCAGAGTAGACAGCGCGGTCTCGATACGATTGTCTTCCTCCATTGTGTATCCTCTCTTCTTACAGAATACACCATTCGTTTTTTTCGAGCACTTGAACAATGAAGCAGTGGGTTTGGTTTTTACTTGCTCTCGTAGTTATTGCATTTATCCTCAAGCTCTTCCCTGGAATGGAAAAGTTCTACGGCGGACCCCCTGAGGGAAAGATGATCGACATGAGCCAGCAGAAGCGCGCGATGGCAAACGAGGATTCGTCCTATGCTCAGAAGACTAATCACTTTGTGATCCCTGGAGATGTTGGCGAGGCGCCCGGAATGAGCACACCATGGCAAGTCAACCAGTGGAGTTCTAAACTTTAATCAATCTAGTTACTAATGAGAGGAAAGGGACAGTGTGGATCAAAAGCATGCGACGACGATGCGTACCTTGCTGAGATGAAGAAGAAGACCGATGCAATGAAAAGGGACCAGGACGCTCGTATGAAAAAAGAGGTAAAGGCCGTTAAGGCTGAGACTGAGCGATCTAAGAAATTGGGTGAGATGATTACGAACCCTATGCACCGCGATACAACTCTTGAGGAACTTAACAACCTTGGTGGTCGTAAGACCCGTAGGCGAAGGCGCCGTCGTCACACTCGTCGCCGTTAAATATCCAGTGCCATCATCTTAGGGGTCAGGGGTTCAGGTTTCGTGCCATTCTCGCGGTGACGAATCACATCGTCCCAGAATGCCTTCAGATCTGGAAGGTGAGTTGGCAACCACTCGGGATCCTTAGGAACAAAGTCCTTCTTGATGTCCGTGAGAACCCAATAGACATACTGGTGCTCATCTGTTAGGGTGCACTGCCACTCATGGAGGTCAAGGTTATCAGGCTTGTAGTCAACCTTGTCTGCCACTGCAAAGACTCCCTTCTTAAGGGTGCTCTCGTCCCACGCTGTAAAGTTCACCTGCTTGAAACGGAACTCAACATACTCGCACTCATCAATCCCCGTGCACTCCATCTGCATCTGCATTTGGTCCACGTAGTAGATCGGGATTTCCTCCTTGCGAGCGCGACTCATCGGGCACTTAAATTCGACCAAGCGACCATAACGCAGAGGATCGGAATCTGCAAGTCGCGGAACAATAAGCCCATCAGGAGAAGCACCCAGAAAATCGTAGACCGGATGTCGACAGCACCCTACGTCTATAATGTCGCACGCAGTTGTGTCCTCGTAGATCTTCTTTGCTACGGGCTCAAAGCGAGTGCCCCAAATCAGAGCAGCAATAGGATTTGCTCCGTCTGCTCGAACGGGCGGTTCAAGCTTCTTTGTGAGCAACTCAAGACGAGACGCGGGAGACGTCCACACCTTAGAGACCTCTGACGCAGTGATCATTGTACCACGCTGATTCAACCAAGCGTCCGTCCGCTGATCATTCTTGCCGTAGAGTCGAATGACTCGCTCAAAGCAACGATCACGAATCCACAGGCGACCCAGCTCGCTCGTCATCAGCTTCTGTGCCAGTTTCATAATTTCCCTCTTCAGTTGGGTGTAGGAAAGTCCCGGTTGAAGTGAGCGACAAAACGTTATGAATTGACGTAGCCGGATGTTGAGGTGTGTGTACGGTCTGTTCTCTAACAGATAGGAAGTCAACGCTTCCTCCATTACGGGTCTCTATCTTGCTCTCCGAAAGTTCATTTTGTCTCCGGATCAACCGCATCTCAAACTCACCTGCACCCATTGTTCCGAATTCATTAGCACGCGAGAACATCTCGTCATACATCTTCTTGAACTCATTCTCATACTCGTCTAACTTGTCAAGGGGAAACCCAGCGTCCTCAATCGTTGGCAAACAATCGCCCTCCTTGAAAACAGGATCAGGGAGCGGAGGTTGATCACGAAGCATCTCTAGAAAGTTAGCGTATTCCTTGTCACCCTCAGGCATCATAAAAACACCTGGAGTAGTTGCCTCCATGACTCCACCTGACTTGCGAACACGATCAATGACGTCTCCGACACACACTGCAATTCCGACTCCAAGTTCCTCTGCAGCCATTTGTCTTTATCCTACCCAAGCACTTTAAGCGAGAATACCGAACTAAGAATACAAATGGAGGTCATCCAAAACCGTGATCATTGGGTCCTTCACCGCCTAGAGGGGTTCTATTCCAACCAAGAGAATCTGACAAAGGTCCAAACAATTCTTGCGGGAGAATCGCGCATCAGTCTTCGTCTTTTGGACTGGTTGGTGACCAACTATGCAAAGAAGCACAATGTTTCGTATGTGGTTGGAGGGCGCCACGTGGTTGTGTATCTTGCCTACAAGTCTCACCTGAAGGCGTATAGCAAAAAGATGTTTGACCCGTTCTGCCGTTGGAAGCGCATTCAGTTTATGGGACTTGACACAACGGTTGGGCAACTCAACTTCTTCGAGTGGGCAATTCAGGATGAGGTTCTCAAGTATCTTGAGGACAACTATGACGCTGTTCACGCAGATATGGAGGCGTGTTCCACAACCATCCAACCCAAGACAACTGAGGAGGGTCGTCGCAAGCGCCATGAACTCTCACGGTCAGCAACCAAGTCTGTGCGTCATCACGACGTCAATGTTGTTGTTTCTTTTAATTAATGCAGTCAGTTCTTGACCCTTCTGTTCTATACACAAATCTGTCCAGAGACGTATGTGAACACGACGTAGATGTCGTGTCTGATCTCTGGAATATCGACGATCGTGATGTTTATCGGGGTTCCCGCGATACACAGTACACTCATGCAAATGTTTATTGGCTCTACGATGAAGACTTGGTCCGTATGGGTCTGATTGAGCACTCCCTCGCAAACCACGCAGACTTCCGTGTCCTTTGGTTCCACGACAATCCCTTTGCAACCCTTCTGCAAGAGGATGGATGGACTCAGGACCAGAGTCTCTGGAGCGTACTTCCACAGACAACTGTTGAGCGCTTCTTTCAAGAGGAGTGGACAACTCCTGAACTAATTCTTACTGCATGTCTATACGGTGACGTGCGCATTGTGACTTTGGACACAGTCCTGAACCCTCCCACTATGTATGGGTGCTCAGGGTGTAACACTCGATCTTTACATAAGTTGGCGTGCCAAAACATGGAACAGCAACTGACGTATCCGGTCAGGGAAAAAATTGTGTTTATTGATGACGATTTGTTCGTCTGTGTTCCGCCTAGCGGATCACGTGTTTGGGAGTTGGTCGGGTTTAGATCGCGGCCCCGACCGCACGACGACGCGTCGGCTTTGCAGGAGCAGATGGCTGACTCGTTGCCGTCGAAGCAGGAGGAGTTGAAGGGCGAGGAAGCTCAGCAGCCTCAGCTCCCTGCTCCTGAGACTCCTCAACCTGAGGCACCTGTGCCGTCTGAGGAACATCCTCCGGTTCCTCCTCAGCCTCAAACAGCTCAGCAGCCGACACTCGAGACTGTGCAGAAACCTGCGCATACGAGATTCGCCACGTCACTCCGAAGCCCTGGCCCGAAACGTAGATACTCGGGCTGACGATGAAGCGAGCCTCCATGCGCTTCGGGAAGACCTGCTGGAGGTTCTCCGTGTTGACCGCAATCGAGCGGTTGGACATGTCGACCACATCCATGTTGACCTTCGGCACGCCGTTCTGGTCAGGGTAAACCGGAACCTTCATGCGGAAGCTCGGCGGATACTTGTTCGAAGGCACCCACTCGGAACCCTGCTTCTCCACGCACGGGCTCACGATGCTCTTCATGCTGTCACGAAGCACGTCCTCCTTGCGCTCACGACCGAACCAGTTCTTCGACTGGGTCGTAGCGGTCTTGATGATCTTCTCCTCAAGATCCTTCAGGAAGTTATACATCTGACCGATCTCACCTGCCTCGGCAGGAGCACGCTCCTTGGCGTAGGAGTCGCACCCGCGAAGGCTCGCGAGCATTGTGTAGTTCGTGCCATTCTCGGTGTCCTTGACTGAGACTCCCATGGGATACTGAATCTTGGGAATGCGCATGGAGAAGTTCTGACCGTTGTACTTGATCGCGATGCTCTTAGAACCATTGTTCTTGTTAGCACGGATCTCGGCGAAGCTGACCTTGTTGATGTCGAGGTTGGAAGCGTTGATGATGGCAGAGACGGACATTTTGATCTGGTTGTGTGATACTATGACGTTCGCTAGATGTAAATCCATTTTGTCTGAACGTTTCCGTTTCCGGGCACTTTCAAGAACTATCGCATAACAGATAATGATAAGGTGTGTTGCTGTGAAGAGGAAGGGTGATACTCAGCAATGCCCCAAGGCTGCAGTAAAAGGACACACACTCTGCGGGACCCATGCAAAAGCAAAGAAGGTTGAACTATGGAAGGATGTCCGAGAGAAAGACGTAAGGATTGTGAAGTGTCAATCCGTTGCTCGTAGGTGGTTCGTTTTACATCGCCTTCGCCTCGCCGGTCCGGGGGTGTTGAAAAGGAAGAACCTCTCTAACGAAGATGACCTAGTTACGTGTGTGGAATCGAACCGCCAGCATCCCTTTGATTATTTCGCATTCGATGAAGCGGGCAAAGTGTGGTGGTTTGATTTTGGGACCCTTTGGACGTGGTCGATGAAAACCCATGAACCAAGCAATCCGTACACTCGTGTCAAGTTGGACACCGATACTCGAAAGAGGTTGCGAGAGATGTGGGCGTTTCGAGCTCGCCATCATCTGATAATCCCTTCCGATCCTGTTGGCGCAGATGATCGCATCAACAGTCGGTGGAATCTGTTGTGTCAGTTATTTGTTGACAACGGGTTCATTGACGTAACACCCGGGCAACTGACTCGGTTGTCAAAGTCATCTCATGTTGCAATGTGGAAGTTCATCCGAGACGATCTTGCAAACAAGAACGAGTCTCCCTTTATTTGGTGTTCGTACATGCTCGGTCCTGAAATGCTTCACGCAAACACACCAACCTATATCGTGAACTCCCTTCGAATCCTGCTGAGGTTTCTGACCTGCAGAAGGGAACCCTATCCACTTGTCTTCTCAACAATGTCAGCAATCTACCGTTGTTAAAACGGATTTGGTAACCTCAACGGTTTATATGTTACCGTTACCATGAATATCTTTGTTCTCTCAACGAATCCTCAACAAGCTGCTGAGTTTCATTGTGATAAACACGTCGTCAAAATGATCCTCGAAACTGCTCAACTACTCTACTGCGCTCACTGGATTACAGATCCGTCTGTGCTCGATGAAAGCGCCTATCGCAAGACACATCCAAACCACCCATGTGCAATCTGGGTCCGCGAATCCACTGCAAATTACAAGTGGTTGTGTGACCTCGGACTCTGGTTATGCCACGAATATACCTACCGGTATGGGAAGATTCACAAGACTCAGTGCCATCTCGAGTGGTTAGCGGTCAATACGCCTGCACTCCCCGAGATCGGCACAACCAAATTTAAGATGGCAATGCCCGACCACTACAAGTCCGACGATCCTGTGGTGGCATACCAAAACTACTACATCGGCGACAAGCAACGAATGTTGAATTTTACCAAGCGACCCCCTCCCCCGTTCCTAGAAAAGAAAACCATTTAGATGACCGCCGATGGTAATAATCATAACAACGCGTTAGAAATGTCTGCCTCTTCCTCTTCCGTTAAGTCAAACAAGATGCCCGTCGCCAAGAAGGATGCCCCGAAGACCGCTGCCCCCGCGCCCGCCCCGGCGCCTGTTGCCCCTGCCCCCAAGGCCGCGAAGGCCGCCGCTGAGCCGAAGGCCCCCAAGGCCGTGAAGGCCACGAAGACCGCCACGCCCGCCAAGACGGAGGTGACGGTGCCGACGGTTGCTACGCCGGCCGCTGTTGAGGCCCCGTCAACGTCGTCGGAGTCCCAGCTCGCGGCGCTCGCCGAGCAGCTCAAGTCGCTCAGCTCGGAGCTGAGCACGAAGGTCCGTGACGCTGTCCGCGCCGTTCAGGAGGCGGCGAAGACGGCCAAGCGTGAGGCGCGCGACTCGAAGAAGAAGAAGCGTCGTGACCCGGCGACGATGACGCCCGAGGAGAAGGCGGCGTGGGAGGCGCGCCGTGCCAACAACGCCTTCCTGGTTCAGCGCCCGCTGACGGATGAGCTCTGCCACTTCATGGGTCTGAAGTCGGGCGAGACGCGCTCGCAGACGCAGGTGACGAAGTTCATCAGCGAGTATGTCAAGACGCACTCGTGCTTCGACCCGTCGTTCAAGCGCCGCATCCTCCCGAACGCCGCGCTCGCCAAGCTCCTCCGCGTGGGCGACAAGGATGAGGTGACATACCTGAACCTCCAGTCGTTCCTGAAGGTTCACTTCGTCAAGCCCGCCCAGACGGCGTAAAGTGATTTTTTCTGAGTGAAAGATAAATGCCTAAAACTACTCTCCGCGTAACGGATTCCCCCGCTGCTTACACGCGTGGCCACCGCAAGGACTACCCTGGTTTTGACACGCCCCACATGATGCTGCCCGCCAACTGGGAGAGCCAGGTGCGCAAGTACAATGGGTATAAGCGCAAGACGAAGAAGGCGGCGAAGAAGACCGGTGGTCGTCGCAAGACCCGCAGCAACCGCCATTAAAGCCCTCTTGGTAGAGCACCCGCCGCCAGTAAAATGGATTTTAACTATCCAACGAACTGGATAAGCACCGGCAAAAATGACTTCACGATTCCATAAAGCACTTGCGAAGGTTGAGAAGGAAATGACGGAGCTCGACACAGCCTACCATAAACTAAAGGCTGAACTTGATGAAGCGAACAAACCTGCAATTTTAGCATATCAGGTATACACAACTGCCCAAGATGAAGATAGGAAGCTAGCCTGGAAGGCTTACGAAAAGATGAGAGAACCTGTAGTTGAGATCGGTAAAAAAATGAATGAAAACGGTAGTAAACGCTCTAAGCTGCGAGTGGATCTGGCTCTCAGACAGAGACAGCTAGCAGACTTCTTGGAACGCAAGAAAGGATATGACGCAGCAAAGGCACGTAAGGCTGAACGTGAGGCTCAGTCAAACTGTATTCAGATCGGGATTATGAAGATTTATGTGCCCCGTTAGCGCACACGCATCCATGGTCTAGTGGTAGGATCAAAGATTTCCATTCTTTTAGCTCGGGTTCGATTCCCGATGGACGCACACTCGCAGGCTCGTTCCTGCAC